AAATAAATATTACTCATAATAAGTCTCCTAAGCGTCGTAAATGTTAAAGTAATTGTTGATGTCCGACTCGATGCCGGTGCGGTTGGTGGACTGGTCGCTACCCCATACGATCACCTCTTGCAGCTGCCCGTCCCAGTTCCATTGATTGCTAGCTTGATATCGTCCAAGCTGGTAGCTACGTGTCCCGGATGGGACGGCAGATATGGCTTGAGCGTCTGTATACTCAACGGAATCATAAACGACGTTCTGCGTAGTTGCGTCGCCGTATAACTCCATCAACCGCTGCTGACTATCATCAACAGCTATTGCGGTTATGTTTGCGGCCGCGCCTTGATAATAGGCCTTGTTGGTATTGCCAAACTGCCAGTATGTGTTGCTGGTCGTTTGAGATCCTAAGATAATGCAGCCGTTATAGCTGTAGTTGTCGATCGCGCCAACGACGAACACGTCGGTGAACTGGCCTGCAAAGTCGGCAGTGCTGAACTCGAAGTAATCGCCGCTGCTTGCCTGATCTAAGTCCAACGCAGGCTTGCCGTTCTTCGTCAGGACGACGGACCCGTCGTAGATCTTCGGCTGATTGCTCGTAGTCGCCTGCGTCACGTCGTTACCCGACCCGCTCTGGTCATACCATGTTACCGCGTAGCCATTTGAATTCCCACAGAAAGATGTAATTCCTGCTACATCAAGATCCCCTGCGCTATCAAAGCCAAAGTCTTGTTCTGCATCGTCCGAATCTCTTCTTACTCTCATAGAAAGGGTAGCATACTTATTGAGATTACGAACACTATACGCAGCCTCCGCACCACCATAAGTATTCAAGAGTTTATCAGGACCAAAGTAGTGTGTGCTGATGTTCGACTCGATGCCAGAGCGTTTTGAAGACTGGTCAGAGTTATACAGAATAAACTCTTGCATCCGTATATTAGCCGAGCCGATTTTACTGACACTCGAACTGCCGGTGTTGATTGTTGTGTTGGTGGTGGATGTTTGCGTTATGACGCTTCCGTTTTCATAAAAGTCAACATCACTGGTCGTGCCTGATCCTGGGAACAGCAGCGTGCCAATCATCTGCTGGTCCATGGGGTTGGTTGTCCATGTCACACTTCCGTCCACCCGAACCGCTGTTTCTGCGGTCCAGTTCCAGTCCGCGCCAGATCCTTGAAACGATGTGGAGTTGCGGAAAATCGTATTAGAGTCTGACGGCGTCACACCACAGTAAGCCACTGCAAACATGGCTCGCGCACCCGTCCCAGAACTGAGGGCAGCGGATGACTCCAACGAGTTGCCAAAGCAATACAAAACGGGTTTGCCGTTTTCGGTCAGCACCTGACTGCCGTCGTATATTTGAGGCTGGGATCCAAGGAACACATTCTGCGAGGCGTCGTTGCCGTTGCCACTCTGGTCATACCACGTCACCGCGTAGCCATTTGCAGCCCCACAGAAAGACGTGACACCCGCTACATCAAGGTTACCGGACGCATCAAACCCGAAGTCTTGTTCTGCATCATCGGAATCTCTTCTTACCCTAACAGCATCACCTGAATAATTTAAGTCTAGACTTCTGAGACTATAAGCAGCAACAGCACCTGGGAAAAAGTCTAGTAACCCAATAGAATCAACATCAAAATCATTGGAGGTAGACATTTCATCAGGCAGCGAGAAGTTAAAGCCTTGATCTACTGACCTGCTAAAAGGATACAACTGAATTTTAGGACCTAAGTATGCACCAGGAGGCAGGAAGTCGTCGCCTGGATCTCCACCAATTACACTCTGAGTTTGATCTGTCTGAAGGATAAGGTCATCTATAAGTAAATTAATGTTCCCTGTCATTCCGAAATCAAATTTAAGAGCTTCAACAATTGATGATAGATCGACTCCACCTAAATCAAAACCTTGCCCTATCTGAAGAGGATTAATGATTGAAGAAAATTCAACTAACGGGAACGAGAACCCCTGGCTTATTTGAACAGTTTCAGGAACGGTAAGGTTTCCTGATACAGGAGAACCTTCAATATCAACCCCATAACCAAAGAAAGGAATATCAAGAGTTGAAGAAACCTCCCCTAAATCATTGTCTAAATTAAAGGTAAAGTTGAAAGCACTTAGGTCTAAGTGCAAGCTATTTAAAAGTGCAAACTGTGGGATAGGTGGTGGGAACCTAATGTCATCAACAATCTTGTCAACACCCCTAGTAAGATTGGTCTTAACATCACGCCTCCTATCAGTGCCTATAAGCTCTATGATATATGTTATTGGTCGTGATGGCATCTATGCTATAAACTCCTTAATCTCACCTGTGTTCGTAAAGAAGAACTTAGGACTAGGTATATAGGTTTCTAAAGTTATACTGACAGTCTTTTGAAGTATCCTATCCCCTGTGTCCGTAGCAGTAACGTTCCCAACCTCTCGTTCACTATTTATAAAAGCTTTGTTATGGACTGAATACTTTGTTTCTATGTTAATATCTGGACTAAATAATGAGAAGACACTAGACCTTAACATATCCATGTCGGCTTTATACTTAGACCATATGTTAACTTCATAAGTAATATTGATTGGCCTTGGAGGTAAACTTAATACTCTAGTAGCTCTTCGTTTTTCGGGATCCCAAGCAGTCTCACTTACAATATTTTGATAACGCATCCTGGCTTGATCACTTTCGGTTTGTGTTTCTACAACTGTAATCATTGGAAGAACTAAAGTATTGTCTGACTTAATACGACCAGCAATTCTTTCAGGGTTACCATGGGAACAGTTAACCTTTATACGATTCCCGTTGCCATCAAGGTAGTAAAGGTTACCAAAGATGTGTAACATACTACGAAGACTCTCTTTGTAAACGTTATCAATTACAGGGAGAAGTTTTGTAGTTGTTAAATCTACAATTTGATTACGGATGTATAAATTATCCTTTTCTCGCATTAGTATCTGCCTCCAACCTGATCAGGGCGATCGAAGTAATCTTGGTTATGAATATCTTGTGTGTCCCTTAGGAGCTTCGCATGAACCATAAGGTGATAAACACCATATGCTTCAAAGCTGTCTTCCTGAACTTCGAACACTTCAAATTTCATTTCTTGGAACTCAGGTTGCAAGACATCACCTATAGCAATTGGACGACCTAATATGTTTTCAGTGTAGGACTTGTTAAAAACAAACACTTGATCAATCTGCATCTCCACACCAAACTGAGAAAGGTTCTCCTCGATTGGGCGAGGATCATAGTGAGCCCATAAGGTAACAGGCTCCTGTGCGATTGTCTTCTGTCTCGACTCCTGGTAAATATCATCAACGTCATTAGATGGGATGTATTCAAACACCTTAATACGTGACCCCGATAACTTAATGTTTTCAGCGTCCACCATATTGAACAAGTTCTTATCGTTCTTCTTCTTGAATAACGACAGCCTTGTATCTCTCTCCTCAGGAAAATTCGTGGGAGGTGTATTTACCTTGAATCTAGACATTAGAAGATATCAAATAATGCAGGCCCTTCAATCTCAGTCGTAAGCTCCTCTATGAGCATCTCCTTTTCTCTTTGAGCCTCGGCACTTAACTCAGCGCCGTTCAATCTTGTGCCTCCACCTGGGCCTGGAAGAGTGGCATACTTACCACGAATGCCACCTAAGATTTCCTTGGACAAAGCCAACGTGTATCGCTGCACCCAACTCTTGTAAGCGTGGTGGATTGTGTTAGGATCAAAGGCTCTGAACTCTAAAAGAACAGCCTCATCGTTTGTTTCAGGCACAGGCCAAATGTGAAGATACTTATTATTCACAAGTTGCCACGTAGACATCTGACCTAATACATTCTTAACCTGCTTCAGGTATTGTTGCATAAGAAGGTACTGGCTAACATTATAATTATTAAATAAACCAGTATTCGTAAAGAACATGATAGCAAAATCAAACTCAAGTGAGCCAGGGTTTGCACCAAACTTGAAGAAGTCTCGTCTGTACCAGCAGTCATTTAAATTGTCCGCAATCTCTTGTGGAAGCTCATACACGTTGATGCCACCCGACGTATCGAAGGTAGCGTATTGAGTCATCCAATCAGGTGCATGGTATTCAAGCTTGGAGATAGCCTCATCAATACAAATTTGTATTTGAAAATCATCAAGCTCAACGTCAATAACAGGATAACCTAACTTAGCTAAGACATAATCTTTAATAGTTTTATTAAACGTTTTAAATTCGTTTACGTCTTTGAAGTCCTTATTATTAAGATCTTTATCTTTAGGGCTCTTGTAGTCTTTCAGTCTATTACCACCATAAGTGCCGTAAGATGATCCATAAGCTTTAACTCTTGGTATTCCTATTTTATCACCCATAACAAATATATTTACCCTAGAAATGAAAAAAGGACTCAGTATAAAACTGAGCCCTTTCTTCCGTTGTTTAGCTAGATGCTATTAGGTAGCACTCAGCGAGTAGTTTTGGCCGAAGTCGTTACCCGCGACACTGGTTTGTCTCAGGATTTCCGGCGTCAGGTAATCAGCACCCGTGCCGATCAGTCGGATCACGCGGTAGAAGCGCGAGGCCGGTTGAACCGCAACCTTGCCGTAGCGAGTCAGGATGCCCTTTCTCGGTTGGAAGGTCTCAGGATCGACCACCGTGTCCAGTGGCTGGACCGGGATGTATGGGCAGTAGAAGAAGCCCGCATCCATCGCGTTGCTACCCTTGTAGCCGACGATGATTTCATCTTCTGGGAACATCGGGTCGATAACCAGATCATACTTACCAGCGAACTTGCCAGCGTATTGAATTTGGTTGCCGCCCATGTTCGTCGGACCCATGCCTTCCGGCAGGCCACCTTCAAGCTTCGCAGCCGATTCAAGCATCGACGCGATAACCGGCGAGGTGATGATCACGTTACCAGGACCGCGCAGGGTCGTGCGGTAGATGTCCGTGCTCGCAAAGTTGATCAGAGCCAGGACGTTCGAGTATACGTGACCCAGGGTCTGCGGAGCGAACGCCGCATTCGTGTTGGCGAAGCGGTTGAGATCCATCACGTAGATGTTCGAGTAACGACGGTTGATGCCGTTGCCCGGTGTGCCATCCGTGTTCATATCCTCTTCTTCCGCGTTCAGTTCAGCGGTGAAGTCATACTCGAAAGCGCCCGCAACGAACGTGTCGCCAGGACCAGTCGAGCCGGTACCGCCGATGCCTTGGAAGTTGTCAGCGCCACCTTGGTAGAGCGACTCCAGGTACCAACCGTTAGCACCACCGCCAAGAGCAGCAGGGCCGTAGGCAATCATACGGATGTCTTCGATCAGTTCACGGTCGATTTCCAGGTTCATTTCCTTCGACAGGAGGTCCGTGAGTTCAGCTTCCATGTCCAGGTTGTGGTAAGCCTTCAGGTCTTGAGCAGCTTCCAGGGTCCAGAGGGCTCTCATCTTACGCTCACGCGCTTGAACCGTCTGCTTCTGAATGTGCATGTTGACCTCAGGGATCGACGAGCCCGAAAGACGCTCACCAGCCGAAACCGAGTAGCCGAGAATCGTGGTTGAAGTAGGGAACGAAGCCAGCTTACCACCCATCGTGGTCGAAGGCGCACCGTCACTGTTACCGAGAACGTTCGACAGGTCAAAACCACCTCTAGCCGAATCGTAGGTTAGGGCGCTAGTACCCGACGCCGGATCGAAGGAAGCACCGTCCGCGCTGATCGAGCCAATGCGACCCGCAACGAGGTTCCTCGGCGTGATGTTGAACTTCGAGTACATCACTTGCTCGGTCGAACCGATGGCACGCGAGTTACCCATGTAGAAGATCTGCGACACAGGGCCGTCCATCGCTTGAGTGGCACCGATCTTGTTGAACATGAGTTCCGGGTAGGTGCGACGAATCAGCGGGAAGGCAAACTTTTGGAACGTGCCGATCTTACC